TGCCATTAAATTAATGATCTGGTAAAATCAATAGGCACTACTAAACCATCTATATTGGCTGTTCCCTTTATCGTATATTTTGTACCTTTTTTTAACCAATTTTTTTGCGTTAATAAAGATAAAATACCTACTGAAGGGGTAGCTGTAATATTTAAAGTAGTTTCGCTTCTGGGCGCAACTTTAATTTCACCAAAACTGCTAAAATCTGCAATTAATTCGCTGCCTACATACATTTCACCTGTAACGGCTGAAATAGTGCCTGTAGCATTCGAAGGATTTTGAACACCAAATTGCAAAATTAATTTAGGATTTCTTAAACCACCTGTATAGGATATTTTTCGCAATAAAAGTTTAGATCTGGTTGCCAAATTGCTTTTACGAATAACCCACCATAAACCCAATGCTGCGGCTGCGGCTAATAGAATATTTTTTTTCAAAATATGTTATTTTTTCAAATTTACAAATATTTTTATTATTTTACCCATTTAGATTTTTTTAATTGATCTATAGGGTAAAACGTATCGGCATATTTATCGTATCCACTACCAAAAAATTTACCTTTCTTAATCATATTTTGCCATCCATTGTATTTTGTAGTGTATTCCCACAATTTATCTGGATTAGTCAAATATCCTCTACTTTTCAAATATCCCCCCACTATACCGCCTGTTCTATCCGATCCATGTGCGCAATGAATTAAGGTATTACCTTGATCTAAAATCAAACCTGCATCTGTTAAACTTTGTGTATAACCTTTGTTTTTAGTATATCCGCTATGTGCATTAATCACGTGAAATTCTGCACCATATTGATTGGCAATCTTTTTTTCCTGTGCTTTAGTTACTATAGCATCTGTAGGTTTATCCCTTCCGTCTGCCCCATCACCATTGAGCCTAATAATATGCTTAATGCCGTATTTTTTTATCACGTAGGGTAATTGATTGGCAGGGATTTGGGCAGATCGAAAATTGTTTTTCCCATCTGGTATCAAATGAAAATTTTTGTTTTTGCTTAATTCTGGATCTGTTTTTTGGGGATCTAAACTATTTTTTAACTGACCTCGTAAAAGATACCATCCCAAAACCCCTAATGCGGCAAAAGTCAAAAATTTCGTTTTCAAAATTTTCAAAAATTTAATGCAATTTACTAAAAATTTTTCAAAAAAACAGGTTAGGTCAAAAAAAGGGCAGCCAGTGGGCATTTATCTGGGTCAGCCCTACCCTATGGGTAGGGCTGCCCTAATGCCCCCAAACTGAAATCTAAAATACAAAAATTAGGGTTACACATTTGCCCCAAATTCATTCAAACTACTTTCCTTTGACCTTTAGCATAAAAAAAGGGGCAAAATGCCCCTAATTGATTTTTACAGATGTTTTAAAAACCTACAATGCCCCTGTAACGTATTTTCGTGCCTCAAATTTGCCCGATCTCTTGCAATACAGGTTCACATACCATGCACCCTGTTTTGAGCAAAATTTAAGGAAATTTTCCACGTTATTAATATTTCGATATTTTCTGGGTCTAATTTGCCTATCTGGGGCAAAAAAAACAATTCCTGTTAAAAGTTTTGTCATTTTTAGAAATTTTCTATTTTTGTGATGAAAGGGAAGTGGTTTTTCAGTTATGGAAGATCATTTGTCAAGATAGGGCAGAAATGCCCTATTTTTTTTGGTAAAACTTACCCTTTTTAACTATTGCCCCACTATTGATCCATTCCTTTAAAATTTTTTTAGCTGTACTTTCTGATTTTCCAATAACTAAGGATAAATCATGTATTAATTCTTTAAACTCTATAGGCTGCTTTACTACCCGATTAATCAATTCTATTTTATCTTTTGTCCAAATAGGTTGATTGGTTTCTGTAGTATGTTTGGTTTGTATCCATTCAAAACCATTGTGCGCTATAGCTATGGTATCTATATCATCTGCGCTGCGTAAAAATTGCGCTGTTAAATCAATAGTACGCTGTTGTTTGTTTTTTTCTACCTTTAAAACAGATTGACTTTTTCGATCTAAATAGCTACCAATATGCCCTAATGTATTGCCCTCTTTTTTCCCTAAATGTAGAATTAAACAGATCAATAAATTATGTACTTTACTGATTTTTTTTAGCCATTGAATTAAGGAAAAACTTTGTTCAACATTATTAAAATCGGCTATTAAATCTAATACCCCATCAATAATTAAAATAGAGCAATCGGGATGCTGTTTTAAATATAGTTCAATCATCTGCAAAATATCGGTATGGCTATCCTCACGAAATAAAAAACTATCAAAATTGTTTGGTAGTTCTGTTTTATTCATTTGCCGCTTCATTCGTTCCAATACTTTGTAGTAATCGTAATCTGAACTTTCTGTATCTACATAACAAAGCCTATCCCTATTTTCTGGGAAGGTTAATTTCATGTCAAAAATAGCCTGTCCTGTAAACGCAGATGCTATAGCAGATGTAATAAAAAGCGATTTACCCTGTTTGGGTAAACCGCTTAACGTTACAAAAGATTGCAAACAGCCTATCGTTTTATTCTGTATAGTAAAAGCAATATTTTCAACTGGAATAGCTTTATCTTTTTGATACCGCCTTGCATTAAGTTTATCAAATATGTTTTTTTCATTTGTCATGTTTTGGTTTTATACTGGCATCAATATAGCGTCATTTTGTTGATTTAATTTATCGTAATGTTCTGTAAAAATTTCTGCTATTTCGTATGCCTGTTTAACAATATATTTTACATCTTCTGTATCATCTGGATCTATACCTGTTAGTAAATGTTTAAATATTTCTAAGGCTGCCGCTTCGTGTTTGGTATATCCAGACATCACAATTACTTGTCCGAATTTATCCTGCATTGGCATAAGGGGACTCGCTGGAAGATCTTTGTTTTTATTCATGGTTTTAATTTAAAATGGTAAATCATCTGTTTTTTCTTTCTTTGTAGCATATTTTACATTGCCTAAAATAGTGCCTTTTTTTCCTGCTGCTCTTTCTTCTTTGCTTACATTTTGCACGATCATGCCATCATTTCCGTACTTATCTGGCTGTTCATATAAAATGACTGCTGCATCTAAATATGTACCTTTGCTGCCTTGATATAAACGTTCTTTTTCAATTTTTTTTACGTCTAATTTTACGTTAATTACAATACTCATAAATGATTTTTTAAATTGGATATTTCGTTTTCATAAAAATGGATGCTTTCTAAAATCAGTATTCCTAACTCATGCTGTAAATTAAAAGGAAAACTAATTTGGGAAAGGCTAACTAATTCATTTTGGTGATTAAACCAAATTTGAATATTTTTTTTGGGCATATTGTACAGGGTTAATAGATCCTCTATTTTTTGCTGTCTGTACTGAATTTCAATTAGGATTTCTTCATCTGTCATAATTATTGGTTTTTTTTGTGTTCTTTATGTTCAATATATCTGCCAAAGTTTACTGCCACAATCCATATATACCGAATGTTATCGGTAAAAATAGTTAGGTGGGTATCATTTTGTATAGAATATTCTAAGCCTGTTAATCTTAGATATTCTAACAGGTCTTTATCGTAGGGAATATCTATTAATTCTGTTTTACTCATTTAAATAGTTTTTTAATGATTAATGCAGCGTAAAATAAGGAATATAACGCAATAGCAATCGGTATGCAGACTATAATAAAATATAGGATAGTCAGCAAATAAATTAATATTTGCCTCATATTACATGATATTATCTGCTAAACAAAAAAGTAGAATGATAATTAGGGTAATGCAATATACCCCTAATGTGTGCAAGGTTTTTAGGCTCATTTTTTCAGTTTTTACGTTAAAAATCATTTGTCAGATCAAAACTATGGACTTTTTTTTGAAACTACCAAATTTTTTTTAAAAAAAGGGTCTGGTAGAAACCAGACCCGCCCTAACACTTGCCTTATGAACTCTCAAAATTATGATAAAAATAGATCTTTTTCTAAAATTCGCCTATTGGTTAATCCTTTAACTTCTTTACCTCTAACTTTATTCCATTTTAGAAATTCATTTGCTATATCGGTTTTTGGTGCTTTACTATTCAATAATCTTAATAATGTTGATCTTGAAAAAGCGCCTGTACCTATATTATAGGCTAATGAAGTTAAGGCAGTTAATTGATTTTCGGTAACAGGTACTTTAATTAATTTTTTTATACCTGCTAACTTTGTTTCTATTTCCTTTTTCAACCATGTTAAGGCTGTATCTTTGGTTATAACATCTCCTCTTTTTACAGGTATTCCTGTAAATGGATCTGTAATAGATCCATAACCTATTGTCCATATACCACCAACATCTTGATAAGCCTTCAAACGCAATCCCTCAAATCTGGATATTAATTCTTCTGCCTTCACTTTTCTCGATCTTAAAGTAAATAAAAATAATAAGGGTATTACCATGAATACTTTATTTTTCATCTTTACCGCCTAAAAATTCATCATCTTTAGCAAATAACCCTATAGCCAATGTTCCTACCCCTACAATCAATTTACCGAAATCTTTTTCAGCTATACCTTCAAAAATTTGTGGTAAACCTGCTATAGCACCAAATATGGTAGTTTTAATGTTTTTTAGTATTTTTTTCATGATCTATCTGTTTAATTTTTTTAATTGTATAAATAGATGTTAATGTACCTGTAGTTAAGGTAGCTAACGTAAATACTATTTGGGAAACTTCGCCAATATTTAATGATCCTATAGCCGAAAAAAATATAGTAGCCAAAAAACCCTTATGGCTTTCATCAAATGGTATCTGCATCTGCTTTATCATCTTTTAGCAGTTTTTCAGAAATAACGTTAAATGCTTGAATTATTGTAAAGCTGCTATCTAAATTTGGAAATACCCCTTTTTGTGTGGCTAAATCTAAAGCTGCTTTTAATACTTCTAATGCCTGTTTTTGGTTCATTTGTCAAAAATTTAATTGTTTATACCAAAGTTAAATTAAGTTGATTGCATACCCAAATATATGCCGCTTGATTAATATCTGGATCTGCATTCCAATCAATATAATCCTGTCCATCCATGCTTACATTTCCTTGTGCTAATTGCTGTCCATTGCTTAATGAACCTTCTTCATCTGTAATCCCTTCATATATTTGCCAATAAAATAAGGCAGATGTAGCCAAATTATCATTGGAAATAGTGCTAATAAATTGCCCTGTTTTTTCTTCGCCATTTACCCAAATGGAAATAGGTTGTATTTGTTTCATGATATTTAAAATTGAATTTTCGTTTTTTATATTGCGTATAATGCAAGTTTATAGTTTGTACCATTTACACTAATTTGTACATACGTTGATATCGCACCCGCAGTTGCCGCAGTTGTCATAGAAGTCATTTTCAAATTAGTTGTTAAGGCTACACTCCCCGCCACTTGCAACAGATCAACTGTATTGTCTGTGGTGGTGCCGATTAATACTCTGCCGCTGGATGTGATGCGCATCCTCTCAATAGGATCTGAATTATATGCAGATGATGAACTTTTGGTTGCAAATATTAAAGTGCCTGATGCATTGTCACCCCCATTAGCTGTAGAAATAGATTGAATAAATGCAGTCTTATAAGTATATCCATAGTTTCCATAGTCATTGTATGTAAACTCTATAAATTGATTCCCTCCATAAGCCCCATTCCCCTGACCTGACATTCTAAAATAAGTGTTGGATGCGGCTGATGTATTATTGACCATTATTTGCAAATTGGCATTTGGCACTGTAGTGCCTATCCCAACATTGCCGTCTGATGTGATAGTCATTCTTGTATCAATACCGCTTCTAGTGAAATAAAGATTATTGTCTGCCGCAGTATTAATGTGCCATTTTTGACTTGCCGAATGTTGTAAACCTATACCACCATTTACGTTAAGTCTTTCTCCTAAGCTTGTAGTCCCAATCCCCAACCGCCCACTCGCATC